CCGGCGAAGGCTCTCCGCGAAACCGTGAAGTCCGCCATCGCCGCGGAACTCAAGGCAGTCAACACTATGCCCAACGTCACCAGCACCGACACCTACAAGATCACCGGCAAGGCGAAGTTCCTCGCCAGCAACGACGAGGCGTATCGCTTCGGTCGTTTCATCATGGCCGCTCGGGGCCACCGCAAGAGCATCGACTGGTGCTCTGCGAACGGCCTCATCACCAAGGGTCACACCGAGAGCGTGAACAGCGCCGGCGGATTCCTCGTTCCCGAGGAGTTTGAGTCGTCGCTGATCTCGCTCCGCGAGCGCTACGGCGTGTTCCGCCGGAACGCGAAGATCGTCCCGATGAGCACCGACACCAAGCGGATGCCGCGTCGGAAGACCACGCTCACCGCCTACGCGGTCGGCGAGGCTGCCGCTGGCACCGAGTCGCAGCAGGTGTTCGACCAGGTCAACCTCGTCGCCCAGAAGTTCATGGTCCTGACCACGGCGTCGAACGAGCTCAACGAGGACGCCATCGTCAACCTCGGCGACGACATCGCCAACGAAATCGCGTACGCGTTCGCGCTCAAGGAGGACGAGTGCGGCTTCAACGGCGACGGCACGTCGACCTACGGCGGCATCGTCGGCGTGATTCCCGAGATCGAGGGAATCTCCTCGGCGGCTGGCATCTTTGACGCGACACTTTCTTCCGCATACAGCGACCTGACGATCGCCAATCTCATGTCGTTCGTCGCCAAGTTGCCGGCCTATGCCGACTCGCCGAACTGCAAGTTCTACTGCTCCAAGGCGTTCTACCACGGCGCCATCGAACAGCGGGTCTACCAGTCTGGCGGCGTTACCGCTCGCGAGGTTCGCGACGGCAACGCGACTCCGACGCTCTTCGGCTATCCGGTCGAGTTCGTGCAGGTCATGCGGAAGTCCTACGCGGCCGATACGATCCAGTGCCTCTTCGGTGACCTCGCGATGGCTGCCTACTTCGGCGACCGTCGTCAGACCTCGATCGCGTTCTCAGACTCGGCGCTCAATGCGTTCGAGCAGGACGAGATCGCGGTTCGCGGTACCGAGCGGTTCGACATCAAGGTTGCCAATCTCGGCGACGCCACGGACGCGGGTCCGATCGTCGCTCTCAAGCTCTGATCCCTGCTCTTCCCTCTGAAGGTGGGGCCGGCCTTCGGGCCGGCCCTACCGAAAGGATTACACGAACATGATTCCCTCTCAGAACATCAAGGCTCGCGTCGCCCTGGTCGCCCAGACCGTCGGCACCGCTACGGCCAACGTCTACGGCAACACGCTCGACGTTCGCGGCTACGACTCGGCTACGTTCATCGTCGAGTCTAGGTCGTCGACCGTCTCGTCCGTTCCGACCCACGTAATCATCGAGCACGCGGACGACACCAATACCGCGTCGTTCTCTGCGATCACCGGCGGGACCATCACCTCCGGCCTGCCTACCGAGCACAATTCGACGGCAGTCACGAATCAAGACGCCTATGGCGTGCTGAACGTCGACCTCCGCGGCAAGAAGCGCTACCTCCGCATCGGGTTCCGTGCGACCAGCAACGTCGCCACGATGAGCAGCATCTGCGTGCTCGACAACCCCGGCCAGGCTCCGATCAACGCGACCGGCGCCGGTGCTCGGTACTTCAACGCTCTCGGCTGATAGCATTCCCATACACGGGACGGACGGGGCCGGCTCCGCGTGGGGTCGGCCCTGTCCACATCAGAGGGAACAGGCATGTCAATCAGCGTCTGGCACGAAGGCACGTTCAGGGATCACAAGGCCGAGGAGGCTATGGCGCTCCCGTACGCCGACGGCTCATGCGACTCGATCGAGATCAACGGCGATCTCGCACGATTCGTCGGAGGCGGAGCGACCGAGGCGGTTGCAAAGGTCGCCGCCAAGCTCAAGACCGGCGGCGAGTTGAGGATCAGCGTCCCGGACTTCGACCGGCTGATCGATGCGTACAAGAGCGGCACGAAATGCGATGTCGAGGAACGGCTGCTGGGCAAGGCCGGCGAGCACGGCTCGATCTGGAATCGCCAGAAGCTGTCGGAGACCATGCGATCTGCCGGTCTCGACGACGTGCGGACATGGAAGATCGAGGACGATTCGATGTCCGTGAGCCTGCAAGGGTCGAAGATCCCGCCCATCACCGAGCTGCGGAACGTCGAGGCGCTGATCTCCATGCCTCGCCTGGCGTGGACCGAGAACATGTTCTGCGCGATCGCGGCCCTGATCCCGCTCAAGATCAACATCACGAAGCATACGGGCGCATTCTGGGGCCAGTGCCTCGCTCGGCTGCTTGCGGAAGCGATCGCGAAGCCGACGTGCGAATGGGTGCTGACGCTCGACTACGACACGATCTTCCAGAAGGAAGATGTCGTGGACCTGTATCGCCTGGCGACCCGCAAGAATCTCGATGCGGTCGCGGCGATGCAGATCGGTCGCGAGCGCGATACGGTGCTCATCACATGCGAGGATGCCGAGGGCAAGGCACGAAACTCGCTTTCGCTGGAGGAGATCACGGCAGACGCGTTGGAGGTCTCGACGGCCCATTTCGGGCTTACGATGATCAGGGCCGATGCCCTACGCAACCTGCCGAAGCCTTGGTTCCACGGTTCGCCTGCGCCGGACGGGAGTTGGGGCGAGGGTCGCATCGACGACGACATCCAGTTCTGGCGCCAGTGGAAGCGATCCGGCTACAGGGTCTGGCAAGCGAACCGGGTTCGCATCGGGCATATCCAAGTCATGGTGACATGGCCGGACCAGAGGCTCGCGGCGAGACACCAGTATCATTCCAAGTATGTGACCGAAGGTCGTCCGGAGTACGCGAGGATCTGAATGGCAGTAGACGCAAACTCACTCACGACGGTCGCGAAACTTGAGACCTATCTTGGAATCGCGGCCGGCACGGACACGAGCCTGCTGGAAGCCTCGATCGACGCTGCGTCCGTGCAGATCGAGCAGATGCTCGGGCGGGTCATCAAGTCGCGTGACCTGTACGAATGGCAGAACTCGGACCGCACGCCGCAGATCGGCGTCAAGACCAGACCGATCAACCACGTGAAATACGTGGCGTTCGGATCGAACAACGCGATCGAGGTCCGGCCGGCTTCGGGATCGACCGACGTTCTCGCGACGGTCGAGGTGACGACCTCGCATGTTCGTCTGTTCCGTGTCGACTCGACAGGACAGACCCATGCGACGCAGGTGCAGTTCACCAACCACGAGACGACGACGGAACTTGCGACTGCGATAGGTGCCGTGACCGGATTTGACGCCACCGCTGTCGATGAATACTCGGTGTACCAATTGCATCCGCGTGCCGGCGTGAACGTGCTCGACGCCACCGGATACCTGACCGCTGCATGGGACACCACGGCCGACCTCAGGGTGGATCACGAGACAGGCATCATCTCGTTCATCAGCGACGGCTGGCCGAGCGATCACTGGACGACGGAATTCCCGGAGTCGCCGATGTCCATCCTGATCGCGTACAACGGCGGCTACGACACCGTGCCATACGACATCGAGCAGGTCTGTCTCGAGGTCGCTGGCCAGTTGTATCGGGATCGCAAGCGGGATCGCGGCGTGCAGAGCGAATCGCTCGGCGACTATTCCTACAGCCTGGCGAGCGGTTCGGCGGCTGCGGCATCGGACCTGATCCGCACAAGGCTCGGTTCGAGGACTCGCATTCGATGAGCATCGAGACGCTGATCACGTTCTACGGTCGCAGCTTGACGAAGCGGCGCCCGGTATGGCAGCGGGATTCGTCCGGCGGTGCGTTCATCAGCACGACGACCGGCACCACGACATCGACGATCAGCGGATATTTGCAGGTGGGCGAACCCGGCGTATCGCTCCGCTACGGCCGCGAGAATGTCCGGACGCAAGCGACGTTGTACTGCCTCGGCTCGGCGGACATCAAGCCGGACGACCTGCTTACCGTGACGATCGCAAGCGAGATCCGGACATATCGGGTGGACACCGTGCGGATTCCCGACGATCGGCCGACGAGCGATCCGCTCTGCCACAAGATTTGTGCGCTTGAGGAGGATTATCCTCGTGGCTAAGGGCGGCAACATAGATCCGAACGGCGGCGGTGCGACGTACAACTTCGACACCGGGAAGTACATCCGTCTGATCATCGACGGATGCGATGCCGCTGCACTGAAGAGCCTGCTCATAGGTCAGCGAAACATCCGGTTGAATCTGTCCAAGGCCGGCACCGGCAAGCAATGGCCTGGACTCCGGTATAGGTCATCGCAGCCGGGTCGTCCGCCTGCGGTGCAGACCGGCAGTTTGCGAAACTCATGGCAGACCGGGGCGCCGAACCAGATCCGGTCGGCGTCGCGAACCGGATATCGCATCGGCTCGGCGTTGCCCTATGCGAGACGGCTTGAATACGGTGGCGGCAGGATTGCGGCACGGCCGTACCTTCGGCCCGCGTTGCTCAAGTTGCGACCGCAAGTCCCGGCCATATTCCAAGAACAGATCGTCAAGGCTCTGAAGTCTGCCGGTGTCACGGCCAGGTGAATTGCCATGTATGAGGTATTGAAGGCGATAGCGACCAAGCTGTACTCGACGGCGACCACGAGTTTCTTCCAGCAGCTCGGAGGGCGCGTCTACGTGAACGAGGCGCCGGCCAACGTCGCGCTCCCGCTGTGCGTCTATGGCATAGCGCAGCACGACATCACCCAGACCTATGACGGCGATCGAGAACGGATGATGATCGAGTTCACGCAATACTTCCCGCACCAGAGCGGCCTGAGCCTTGCGGAAGCCAACGGCGAGCGGTTGCACGAGCTTCTCGACAACTCGGAGCTCAAGCCGACCGGGTATGATCGTGTGACGATCCGGGCCGAATCGCGGGGCGTTCCTGCGATGGAGGATGACGCGATCTACATCACGTCCCGCTTCAGGCTCATGGGAACGCGAACCAGCGGCACCGCCTCGACGACGGCATAAAGCGAGTCAATCATGCCAACCAGTTACTTGACCGGAAACGATGGAGGCGTGGCGCTCGGTACGGCCACGAACCACAACGCGCAGTTCAACGTGTGGAATGCGACGGTGTCGCGGAACGTCTCCGACATCTCGGGCTTCGGCGACGGCGCACGCCGGCGACGGCTCGGCGTCTACGACGTTCAGGGCTCGGCAGGTGGATTCCTGCTGGCCGATGCCGACGGTCCCGGAGTCAACACGACGGACTGGGTGTCGACCGGCATCAGCGTGTTCCTGCATGCAAAGGGATCCGGAACTGCGACTAGTTCCTGCACGCTGTCATTCGGCGCGATCATCTCCGAGATCGCAGTCAGCAACGCCAAGACCGGCGATGCTGCGGTGTCATTCAACTTCCAACTCGCAAGCGGCTCGGCACCGACCGAGACCTGGGACGAAACGGGCTGAACCATGAGTTACCTCACAGGAAATGACGGGAGCATCACGTTCCCGAACGCGCATCAGGCCCAGTTCAACACGTGGAACGCGACGTTCTCGCGCAACGTGTCCGATGTCACCGGCTATGGCGACACCGGGCGTCGTCGACAGCTCGGCATCTGGGACGTGTCCGGTTCGGCCGGCGGCTTCATGAAGTTCGATGCCGCGAACACGTCGCCCGGTGCTGACGACATCGAGGACGACGGATCGAGCATCACGCTCATTGCACGTGCTGCCGGCACAACCGGAATCGGTGCCTGCTCGTTCTCGTTGACCGGGGTGATTTCCGAGATCGCGATGACGAGCACCAAGACCGGCGACGCCGCTGTGTCGTTCAACTTCTCGATCTCGAACGGCACGATCCCTAGTGAGACCTGGGACGAGTCGTGAGGCTCTGGCCGACGACGGTACTCACGCCGGACGACTGGATCGCCGAACTCGCGTTCAGCGACGGAACGACCAGCCGGCTCGGGATCTCGCCGCACCTGTCCGAAGAGCAGGCGCTGGCGAAAGTTCGCCATGTCGTATCGTGGCGGAACAAGACACGTAAGCTCGTGGACGTACGGTTGCGGCGTCGCGTAAACGCCTTCTCGTCGATCTATGAGATGCATGCAGAGAACAGAGGGAGACTCATCAAGTGAAGCTGGTTGAAATCAACGGGAAGCATGTCGCGTTGCTGAGCGTTCGCGACATGATGGAGATCGGCGAGATCGCATGGCAGCAGGACCGGACGGCCCTCATCGGCGATCTGGAGACGGCCAAGGCTCCGCCCGAACTGAAGGTCGAGAAGCTGCGTGAACAGTCGCAGCAGCGAGGCACGGCGATTGCGTTGCTCTACGGTTCGATGCGACTCGAGATCGCGCGTCAGATCATCGAGCGTGCGTTGAAGGCTGGCGGTCACGATACGTCCGGAGCAGTCGACATGATGACGCCGGCGGCCATCGTGCAGAAGGCCCAGATGCTGCTCGGCTACGCCTCTGAAGAGGAATCCAGTACGGGAAACGCATGACGGCCGATGCGGGCGACGGCTCGCAGCGGCCCGACTGGATGTCGCTCGCGGTCATGCTGGCCCGGAATGCTCCGGGTCTGGGCGATCCATTCCGGATGCCGATCGATCTGTTCGTGGACGCATGCCATGCGGTCTGCGATATGCTGAACCAGGAGAATGGGGATACCGGCAGGGGTGCTGTCGATCGTGAAATGAGGCGTCTCCTTGGCTGATCCGACCATCGACGTAAAGATCACCGCAGATATCGCAAGCCTGACCAACGGCCTGAGTCGGGCGGAATCTGCGGTGCGGTCAAGCACCGATGCGATGTCGAAATCGGCGAGTCGCCTCACGCTCGGCAAGAGGGTGCTGAATGACCTCGCGGCTTACGAGAACGCCCTGAAGCGTACGGCCGCGAGCCTCAAGCAGATCAGCCAGATGGCGCGTGAGGAAACGCTCTCGCAAGGGCAGATTATCAGCGTCATCAGCATGGGCCTCATGCAGATGAGGAACAAGTATGCGCTGATCGTCGGCATCATCGGCATGATCACCGGCGAGATCATGGCGTACAACGAGGCGCAGCAAAAGGGCGCCGAGCTGGCTGCGAAGCATGCCGCCGAAGTCCGGATGGCGTTCGCGTTGGAATCGGAGCGACTGACCAGCCTGATCAAGTTGGAGCAGACGAAGGACGAGTACAAGAAAGCCCAGATCCGTCACGAGATGGAACTGGCGGAGATCCGCAAGCAGTACCAGGCGGATGCCGAACGGCTCGGGTTGACCGAGGCGCAGAGCCTGTCGCATCAACGGGAGTTCCTCGCGAACGAACGGCTCAAGGCGGAGTTGGCCGACATCCTCTTGCAGCAGCAGGAGGAACAGAAGGATCTTCAGGAAGAGGCCAAGAAGCTTGCGCAGGAAGCGGCCGAAGCGGCGGCCGAGCAGGCACGCCAGAAGGAAGAGCAGGCGAAGGCCGCTCGCGAGGCAGAGCGCAACGCACATGACATGGTTGCTGCCGCCAAGAAGGAATTGGAGATAGCACGCGAGACCGATCCGGTCCGCAAGCGGGAGCTCCAGTACGAACTCGAGAAGATGCGGATCTACCAGGAGTTCTGGCATCTACGCGAGCAGATCGGATTCGAGGCCGCATTCGAGCTCATCAACAAGCGTGAGGAAGTCGCCGAGCAGCAGAAGCTCAACGATCTTCTGGCGATACAGGCACAGTTACAGCAGGACGCGGCCGACGCGATGGAACGAGCACGCATGGCAATGCCGTCCGGATTCGGGCAGGTCACGACCAGTCTCGGCGGGACGTTCAGTTACACGCGAGCCATGATCTCGGCGCTGTCATCGATGGCATCGGGGATGGCCGGTGCCGGCGGTATCGGAGGTGTCGGTGGGGTTGGGGGCGCCGGTGCTGGCGACGATCTTTCCGAAGCCGCGAATCGCATGTCGGGTGACGTGAACACGGTCGCGAACCGTATGGGCCAAGCCGTGAACTACATGAGCTCGACGAGCAACGCCATGCAGACGATGACGGCGCTCCAACGGGATACGGTCATGGCGATTCGTGACATGGTCGGGCTGATACGCAACACTCCGCAGGTCATCGCATGAGCATCCAAGTCGTAGAGCAGCTCGGTTCGCGTTCCGTCAGCCGTCAGCAAGGCAAGCTGAAGGCGACGCGATCGTTCCACGTCTGGGATGACACGTCACCGCTGACGACGCCGGATGCGGTCGGGCTGCTGTTCGGAACCAATGGGTTGCCGAGGTTGCGGGAAATCTTTCCCGGATCGCGACGGCTGAGGGCGCAGGACTGGACGATCTCGCTCGTCAGCGGCCACAAGGACTTGTGGCTCGTCACTTGGGAATACGCAGAGCTGAACATCAGCTTCGCGACAAGTGGCGCTGTCACTACATCGAATGTCGAGACTCCGGACGCATCGACGCCTGGCTACTCGGAAGTGAATGCCACATTCTCGGCATCGCATGTAGATATCTGGCGTGCGTTCTCGAGGGCATCAATCGACCAGATGTGCTCTGCGAACGGATCGCATCCTGCGGGAATGCCGAACCCCGGAGACATCGGAGGCCAGCCGGTCGATTCCGGAGGTCGTCCGCCGTCATACATCGTCCGTCAATATGAACTCACGATCTCGGTGACGAGGTTCGGCACGTTCGAGCCAGCGTCGCTCGTCGACTTCGTGTGGACGAGGAACGCCGGCACCTTCCTTGATTGCCCTCCTGGCAGCCTGCTCTATTGCGGGGCGACGGTCAACCGTGTCGGTCCGGAGCGATACCAGTACGCGCACAAGTTCGTCTACGACCAGTATTACCACATGCGGCAGAGTCCCGCGAGCGACAACGCCGGAAACATCATGCTCACGCCGCAGCCTCCGCCACCTGGACCTCCGGTGCCGTCGCATGCGATCCTCGTCGAGTTTATCCAGCCCTTCCCGGATCTCCAGTCGTTCGCGCTGATCGATCCGCTCATCCTCAAGTACACGTGACATGGCAAACGAAATCAACATCTCGCAGTCGCTCGACATCACCAAGGGCAATTACATCTTCAACTTCACGCCCAACCCGGTTCTGGCCGACCTGAACAGCGTGGCCTCTGCGGGCGGGAACCAGTTGTTCGACGGCAATCCGGAGGCGCTCGATCTCAACACGGATGTCCTCGCCAACGGGATCGCGTACTTCCAGAACCTGAACACCAGCATCCCGATCGAGATCGGCATCTCCGGGTACACGCAGACGACGGCCGCGACCACGACGATGATCTCGCTGTTCCGGTTGAATCCCGGCGAGTCCTGCATCGCACGGCCGGCGACGACCAACGTATTCGCCAAGGCGATCACGACCGCAGGCACGACGCAGGCATACCTCTCGTTCCAGATATTCAGCCCATGACGATCCGGTTCACCAACGGTCGGGTAGGTCGCCTGAGTTTCGACCAGGCGAACATCGCAATGGACGCCGCGGATGCGTCCATGTCCCGTGTCATCGAGCGCGGATCGCGGCCCGAGATACAGGCTCGCCAGCCGTTCGCGGCCCAGTTGATATCGCAGACGACGATCATGGTCGAAACCGGAGACGAGGGTGGCATGACCTATCCGCTCTGGTCATGGGCGGAGGCGATCGTGTCGTCCGACGGTAAGACGAATACGGTCGGGCAGAGCGGCAGCACATTCCGTTCCGATGCATTCGGAGGAGGCATGGCCGGACTCGCGATGCAGCTCGGCGGGCGAGCCCAGCCGAACGACATCGTCCTGATGACGCGGGTGCTGACGAGCCATGGCGTGTCCATGTACGCGTTTACCGGCGCGACCGTGCAGGCGTACTCGTCGCTCCTCAAGATCACGAGTTCGCAGCAGTACGTGTCGACTCCGAACAAGCAATGGCGATACAACGTGCAGCCTGTCCATTGGCCCGAGATCCCTCGGATGGATCTTCCCGCAGGTCATGCGTACAACCTGTATGAGAAGAGCCTGTATCGCAACCAGCCGATGTCCATGCAGAACCCCAACGCGACGCTTTCCGTGACCGGCCCGATCACTGGTCTCGTTCACGGCACGCTCGTCAGCAGATCGAGCGACACGCAGGCGGTATGGGCGTTCGAGGCCGTGAACGCGATGACCTTGCAATGCGGTTCGGGGCTCACCGACCTATGATCCAGACGACGCTCAAGACGGTCGACGACCAGCTCGCCGCGAATTACGGGCGAGGAACGATGTCGGTCACGATGATGGTGTTTGCCAATACGACGGCGTCCCGTCGCACGGTCCGGCTGCATCATGTCGGGCCGGCTCAGGACTCGAGCACCGCGAATGCGATCCTGTATGACGCGGCGATCGCGCCGTACGGGAGCCTCGCGGTCGACCTCCGATTGGGACTCGGCCCCGGCGAGTCGCTTCGCGGCCTTGCGGACGCGAGCGGCGTGTCGCTGACGATGTACGGGACGATGCAGCAATGAGACCGCTGATCGCGCGTGCGTGCTGCTGCACGCCGACGCCGCCGGGAGAGTGCTCGGTCAACTGGTTCAACTGCCCGGAGTACGTGAAGTTCGATCTGCCGGGCGTGATTGCAAGAAATACCTCTACGGTCTGCACGCCGTTCACGAGCGAACAATTCTGGTACATGCCACATCCGCAATTCGGAATGGTGATGTCTCGCGGAACGAGCCCGTACCCTGCCGGATGGAACGTCAAGAACGATTATTACCGAGTGACGGTACAAGACATCCTGTTTCGGAAGATCGTCTATTACGGAGGCGGCAGCAACCCGCCACCGACTTCCGTCATATACGTGCCTGTACCTGTCGCGGAGCAAACGGCGACCATGTACGTCACGCTGAGCAATCAGCGGTTCGGGACATACGCCGGGTTTCAATCTGGCGGTCCTGTTCCGATGGTCATCGATACCGAGTACGGTGACGTTGCGATTCCGCTCGACGGCTCGCATGCATCTTCTGCAGGCAGCATCGTTGATGGAATTCTTCGCGTGAGGACTGGCGATGACGATGGCCCAGATGCAGGCTTCTGTTTCATCGAGCTTGAGGTGGACATGAGCGGAATCAGGTTCGGAGGCGCAACTGGTTACGTGGCTCCTAAAACACCTGATCGCACATACAACAGTTGCAATGATCTCGGATATTCCTACAGCTTCGACCTTGTTGGGCAGTTGTGGTATCGCCAGAAATGGGAGCGCATCGCATCGAACGATTTTTGGCCCTGTCCGGGAGACTTGTCCAGACCTGAAATCGTGGCCGGTGATGCTACATATGCCGGCGTGATCCCTGCGACCGGGACGGTTGTGCAAACATCTAACGATTGCAACGGCCAGAATATTGGATGCCATCCACCAAACTGTCTCGTGGATGCAATGAACTGCATCTACACGACCGAAAATCAGGGGCTCGGATTCGCAACGAATTTCCGCGGCTCGGACACGCCATGAGACTTGCGACCTGCGTTCATCTGGAGCATGGCCGAAGGTGCAAGCTCGAGCTCGCGGCCGATGCTGACC